CTATAGAAGGATTCCTTGATAGTCGTGCTAATGACAGTGCCAGCTTTACTTTTACTCCACCAGGAGAAGGTTTTACAAAAACAGGAACTTACTCTCAATCAGGAACTACAGTAACAATCACAATCACAAGTCATGGTGTAGCCGTAGGAGATGAACTTACTATTGATTACACTTCTGGATCTGCAACTGATGGTACATTCCTTGTCGCTTCGGTTACTGATTCAAACGTCTTTACTGTTACTGCTGCTGCCAGTGCTACCAATAGTGGGAATGTTTCGATCACTTTATCTGGTGCTGGTCAATATGTTTGCGAGAACTGGAATAAATCTATACCATATAACAATAGAGCAACAATTCAAGCAACATTTAGAGAGGTATTTGAACCATGAGCAGTTCTGCTATTGTTAGCAATCTTCAGAATACAAATCCATCAGCAATAATTGAACTTTTTACCTTACAACTTGATAATAGTTTGCATGGTGCTACTACTATTTACAGGTTTCATGCAGGCAGTAGTCTTAAAGATAATGGAGAGATAGTTTGGGCTGGTAATACTTATCAAAGATTTCCAATAAAAGCTGAAGGTTTTGCATTTAGACAAGGGCAGTTACCTAGACCTACATTAACTGTCAGCAATGCACTAGGAACTATCACAGCTATTTTACTTAGTGTAAATACAACAACTGCTGGTAATGATCTTACTGGTGCAACTGTTACTCGTATTAGAACTCTTGCAAGATTTTTAGATGCTGTTAATTTTCCTGGAGACATCAATCCCTATGGGACACCAGATTCTACAGCAGAGTTTCCGCAGGAAATATATAAAATAGATAGAAAATCAGCAGAAAATAGAGAGGTTGTTCAGTTTGAACTAGCTTCTGTATTTGATCTTGCTGGTATTCGTGCTCCTAATAGACAATGTACTAGAGCCGAGTTTCCTTCTATTGGTACGATTGCAACATGAATTGGAAAGACGCTGCACTTAATCATGCTGAAATAGAAGATCCAAAAGAATCTGTTGGTCTTTTATTAAATATTCGAGGAAAACAAAGATATTATCCTTGTCGTAATTTATCAATGTCAGGACATCAATGTTTTATTCTTGATCCAGAAGATTATGTGAAGGCTACAAATGTAGGAGAAGTTACTGCTGTTGTTCATAGTCATCCAACAACACCTCCAGAAGCTAGTCAAGCAGATAAAGTTGCTTGTGAACAAAGTGGACTTCCGTGGCATATTGTTAATCCTAAAACAAAAAAATGGGGATATTATGAACCACAAGGATATGAAGCACCTCTACTTGGCAGGCAATGGGTATGGGGTATTACAGATTGTTGGAGTTTAGTAAGAGATTATTACAAGCAAGAAAGAGGTATAGAGTTAAAAGATTATGAAAGACCAATAACTCCAGAAGAGTTTATGAAAGATCCTTTATTTGAAAGTTATGCTTGGAGAACAGGATTTAGAGAACTTAGACCAGACGAAAAATTACAAACTGGAGATGTTTTATTGATGAGTATTTTAGATTCAACTTTAAATCATGTAGCTATTTTTCTTGGAGATGAGGTATTACATCATTTAACCGATAGACTATCTTGTAGAGAGCCATACTCTCCGTGGTTATTAAAATGCACAGGAAAGAGGTATCGTTAT